ACTCAGTCAAGATAGCAAAGCGGCGGGGCGTTGGGAGACTAATCATGGCGGTGAGTATTTCGGTGCTGGTGTTGGCGGTGCTATTACTGGCCGTGGTGCTGATCTACTTATTATCGATGACCCTCATTCCGAACAAGACGCAATGTCAACAACAGCAATGGATAATGCATGGGAGTGGTATACATCTGGTCCACGTCAACGTTTGCAACCTGGCGGATCAATCGTCTGTGTGATGACCCGTTGGTCAGAGAAAGATCTGACCGGAAACTTAGTAAGAGCCATGGGCGAAGTCAAAGCTGACCAGTGGGACGTGATAGAGTTCCCTGCAATCCTGCCTAATGAAAAACCTGTATGGCCTGAATATTGGAAGTTAGAAGAATTAGAATCTGTCAAAGCATCACTCAGTGAGCGTAAATGGCAAGCCCAGTGGCAGCAGAATCCTACTGGTGAAGAGGGTGCGATTATTAAACGAGAGTGGTGGCAAGAGTGGGACTCTAAAGAAATACCTATGCTTCGTCACATTATACAAAGCTATGATACTGCGTTTACCAAAAAAGAGTCGGGTGATTACAGTGCTATATCTACATGGGGTGTATTCTATCCTGATGAGGTTACGCCTAATATAATATTGCTAGATGTTGTAAAAGAAAGATTAGAGTTCCCTGAACTTAAAAAGGTTGCCATGGAGCAATACAAATATTGGGAACCGGAGTCCGTGATCATAGAAGCGAAAGCCTCGGGCCTCCCGCTCATCCAAGAACTAAGACAGCTTGGTATACCCGTTATCAACTTTACACCTAGCAAAGGCAATGATAAGTTGTCTAGAGTGCACGCTGTTGCGCCCGTGTTTGAGAGCGGAGCAGTATGGGCACCGAAAGAACGCTGGGCTGAAGAGATGATAGAAGAATGTGCTATGTTCCCACACGCAGAACATGACGACCTTGTCGACTCCATGAGCCAAGCATTACTAAGGTTTCGAAAGGGCAACTACGTTGCACTGACAGATGACTACGAAGATGAGCCCACGGACCACGGACAAACGGAGTATTATTAATGGCCTATAATCCTTTTGATGATGTAATTGAAAACGACCCTGCATATCAAATGCAGATTGGTGGATCTGTGATGACTCAACCTAATGCACCTGGTGGTTTTCGTGTTCGTGATGCATTAGTAAAACAAGGTGGCCCTGTTATACAACAAATCAAAGAAAAAGTTCCGGACTTTGCAAACATGCAGGCAGAGTACGCAGATAAAGCTGGACAAAATTTATCACAATTAATTTTACCTTTTTATAATTTCATGGCATTAGGTACAGAAAAATACAATCAACAAAAACAGTTAAATAAAGAAGTTTTAGAAAACACAGTGGTTGGTATGGGACCGGGCCTTCAAAACGTTAAACCTGACTCTTTAGAAGCAATAAGACTGATCTCTAAAAACGCCCCTGAGTTCATGGACTATTTAAAAAACGAAGGGTATGAATCAAATACTAATATATTGAAAGAATTACAAAATTTAATGTTTGTGCCTCAGCAGCAAGTATTTAGTAAACTTGCGAGTGGCGAAAAAAAATATTCTGAGTTAAGTGCAGATGAAAAATTTTTAACAGATCCGTTGTTAGTTGGTTTAGATTTATTTGATGTTGGTGGTCTTACTACACTTGCGGCTAGGGGATTTAGTAAACCTTTCATTAAATTTATTACCGATGCAAAACGTAACAATGTGCCAACAACAAAAATAGTTGAAGATGTATCTAGACTATTTCCGGATGAAACACCTAAAGCTACAACTTTCTTTTTAGGAGAACAAAAAGGCGTAAATTTTGCACCACTCAGACAAGATGGACCTGGAGGGCCATCATCATTGTATAGACAAGCACCTGATCCAAAAAACAATATCCAATATGGTAATTGGAAACGAGAAACAACGCAAACTTATTTAGATGAATTGCGTAAACAGGCTGGAGATCCCAACAAAAAGTTTGACAAAAGTGTTGTTGTAAAAGATTTAAAAAATTTATTTGAAAGTCTGGGAGTTCCAAAAGAAACCTTAGCAAAGAAGGGTTACTTTGATGGAGCGTTTACCCTAAGAAAAAAAGACGGCACAAGAGTAACACTTTTTGAAGAATACTTTTTCGGTCAAAAACAAGCTGGAGGTGCAACACCTAGTTACTTTAAAGAATTTTCGGATAACAATCCTGACCTACCGGGTACTCCAACTTACAAATACTTAACAAGTATGGTCAGAAAATTTGAGCAAGAAAATGGTTTTAAACCAACCTCTGTAGAAATAGCAAAATACATTCAAAGAACTGGTGATGACGAAGCTAAATCCTTTTTTGCTATTAAAGATACAGCGTCCGCAAAGAAGAAGGGTGAGGCAGGACAAGTTAATGCGGTAATAGATCAAAATAGAAAACAAGGCACAGAAGGTGTAGATAATTTACTACAGCCCTCTAAATCAAAAGAGATAGCTAGATTTATAGAATCCAAAAGTAAATCAGATCCTTTCTTTAAATCTCAGTATGATATTGCAATCGCAAACCTTAATAAAACAGATTCTAAATTAAATACAATAAAAGCTCAGTACAATATATTAGTAGATCAATTTAAAGATAGCCTTGGCAATCCACCCTTTAGCTATACACAGTTTACAAAATATTTAAGGGAAAATAATTTAATACCAAAAAGATTATTATCACTAGAACAAGTCAGTTACTCACCACAGATCGGAGCTTCAAAGGATGTTACTAATGCAAAAGAAACTGTTTCTTCAATGTTAATATCTACAGATGACTCTTTAGATTATAAAAAATATGCAATCGGTTTGGGTATTGATGACGACATGTTTAGATTTTTACAACATAAATATAGAAGTTTAGTAGAAGATACTGATAAAAAAACTTTATTACCTGCGGATAAATTTATTGAGCAATACGTGATGCCATACAAAGGGGCAACAAAAAAAGAAACCATTAGAAATTTAGAAAACGCTTATCCAGAGTTTAAAACTACTTGGCAACCCATGGAAGATACATTTAAAGTTTACGAGGATTACCTTAATGTGAAAATGGAAGAGTTAGCGGCCTCCGGAAAATACACAGATCAACAATTAAATGAAATAAGAAAAAGCCTTGCACCTAACAGATCTCACAACTTTGAAGTAAAACGAGCTAACTTGCAAGACAGAATGATTGGTGCCTCTGCTGCTGGACAGTTTATAGAAATACAACCTTTTTATATTAACAATTCTCTTCAACCAATTTATGATAATTTACTTCGTAGAATTTTTGATGACTTAGAAACAGCACCTAACATAAATACATTAAAAGATAAAAAAATTAAAAACATAGAACTTAGTAAAAACAAACAAGATTATTCAGGTGTCAACACAAGCGTAAGTAAATACAAAGAATTGTTTCCAGATAAATCAAAACATAATCAATATGATTATTTAAATTATTTGTACAAACAAGCAAACGAACAGATGAAGGATAAAGGTATTGTTTCTTATCAAGTATTTAATCCAAAAAATAAAAACATAATTGAGGGCTATGAAGTAAAAAAAGGAGAGTTAGGAGATTTTTTAGTTGTGGGATCAGATGGTACGTACACACCACAACAATATATTGATCGTGCCCTTAAGCAATTAGAAGTAGGAGGTTTACCCGGAAAATTCAATCCACAAAATCCAAAGAGCGCTCTGCGATTTAAAAAACGTGGCGGGGTGCAAATGTCAATAGGTGGTCAAAACTTTACAGAAAACATGAACCAACAGCAGTTTACACCTGACCCAGGTATAGAGGGCATGAGTGCGTTTCAACAAGCTGTGCAGTCAGGTAATCTACAAGCTTTAAATATACCAAAAATATTTAAAGGTCTTGGTGAGGCGTTTGGTGTATTTACACCAAAAAAAGTTGGTAAGTCTTTAACTGGTGAAATGTCTGCAGTAACACCCATAAGCAAAAGTGACTTCCCTTTACAATCGTTTACCTTAGAAAAATTATCTAATTCAAAAACAAACCAAGCAAAACCTCAAGACTGGATTAATGAATTACAAGGTGGGGCAAACAAAGCTCCTACTTCAGAAATAGTGGACTCTGGTATATTTCAGTACCTAACAGATTATGAAAAATATTTTCCAAATCAAAAAATATCAAAAGCAAAGCTCCTAGAGGTTTTCGAAAACAATCCTATATCAAATTTAAAAGTTAGAATAAAAGGTGCTGAAACAGGAGACCCAGCTTATGATAGTTACATGGGTAGACCTAGACATGAAAATGTTGGATCGGCTAGATTAGATAAGGCTGCTGAAGATTACAGAGAAGTAATAATAGAAGCAGGAACATTACCAGGACAAAAAACAGGCGAAGAGTTTGTTAATAGCACACACTTTACAGAAAAAAATGTTTTAGCTTTTGGTAGAGTAGGAACATATACAAATTCAAAAGGAGAGAAAGTTGCTGTTATACAAGAAATGCAAACAGATTACCTAACGCAGGTAAGAAAAGAGCAGGAATTATTAGACGCAGAAATACAAAAACTAACTAACGAAAAAGCAAGAGCAGAAGAAAGATTAGCAAGAGCGAATAATGCATATGATATAGAAAATGCACAAAATATTATTAATACAGTCAACAGTAAATTACCTACATTATTAAGACTTCAAGAAAGTAAATTAATTAAACCTTACCCTAATGATGCGGGTGCTGAGTTAGTTCCAGCTTTAAACAAACAATTACTAGATCTACAATCACAGATTCAGGATTTAGCAATGCAAGGAGCTAGAAGGGAAAATCCTGAATTTGTCATGCAGATAAGCAGGTTAGAAGCAGAACAAAGAAAAGTTTTAGATCAATTACTAGATTTAAATAGAGCATCGGAGTTTGATATATTAGCTAAAGATATAAAAATTCCAGATCTTACAAACAGAGATGAGGTAGCACAATATATATCTGGAGAAAGATCCTATGTTGATATGAAAAATTTAAGAACTTTTGCTCCAACACCTCTGAACAAACAAGGAGATTATGTTGATGCAATAATAAAAGCAGTGATTAAAGATGCAGAAAATAGAGGTATTAATAGAATCACCATTATGCCTGCAGATATAGGTGCTAATTTAAGATGGAGTAAAGAATCAGAGGGTGCAAAAAAGAAATTTAGAAATCTTTATGATGGAGTAGGAATACAAACTTTAAAAAATATTGCAAAAAAATATGGTGGCACTGTTGAACAAGAATTTATACTTGATACCACTAAAGGTGAACTAGGATTAAGATTTTTAAATAAAAATGTAGATGGTGAATTTCAAGTATTAAAAGAAACGGACATTGACCCGAGTGTAACAATTAGGAGAGAGGATTTAGGACCCTCTAAACCACCAGAGGGACTCAATGCTTTTTTAAATGAGGAAATATTAAGAGTTGCAAAAGACTATGGACCGAATGAAGTGGTGTTTAGAAAAGAGATAGCACCAGGTCAGACTATGGAGTATTTTGTTAATGTAAAACAAGGAGATGTAGTGGATCAAAAATTTGACCTTGTGCCTTTAGGCAGTGCAGACAGAGCTGAGAATGCCAAAATTATTATTGAAGAGTATAATCCTCAAAGAGTTAAAATGAATGTATTAGTTTTACCTGAAAGTAATAAAGACAAGCCAATGTACTTGTTTAAGAAAAAGAAAGGTGGAATTATGCCAGATGATAGGTTAGTTTCAATTACAGATATTTATGGTGATTATTAATGGCAGAAAAATTTGACAGCACTGCAGATGTGCCTTATTTGGCACGTGATGCAAAAACAATTGGACCTGGTGGTGGAGAGGATTTACAAGCAGAAGATTTAGGCACAGAGGTAGATTTAGTGCAAACAGATGAGTCTCCTGATGTAGAAATCATGGATGATGGAAGTGCCACTGTAGGTGAGGAAGAAAAACCACCTGTAGCTTTTTTAACCAACTTAGCGGAAGTTTTAGATGAGGCTTACTTACAATCTTTATCAAATGACTTATTAGAAAAATTTGAAAACGATAAAAGCTCCAGAGAAGAGTGGGAGCAAGGTTATACAAAAGGATTAGACCTTTTAGGTTTTAAATATGAAGAGCGAACTAGACCTTTTAGAGGAGCGTCCAGTGTAAATCACCCTATGTTAGCTCAAGCAGTCACACAGTTTCAAGCTATGGCTTATGTTGAGTTGCTTCCTAGTGATGGTCCCGTTAGAACGCAAGTTGTAGGTGCAAACTCAGAACAACTACAACAAGCAGCAGAGCGTGTGAAGGACTACATGAATTATGAGATAACTCATGTCATGGAGGACTACAACCCAGAGATGGACCAATTATTATTTCAATTACCCCTATCAGGTAGCGCTTTTAAAAAAATATATTTTGATGAAGTATTAGGTAGAGCTACATCTAAGTTTATTCCTGCGGAAGATGTAATCGTGCCTTATGGAGCATCCGACTTAGATAGCTGTGATCGAATTACTCAGATAGTAAAATTATCTTTTAATGATTTACGAAAAAAACAAGTTTCAGGTTTTTATAGAGATATAGACATAAACTCTTATGAGGGATATGAAGCCTCAGACATACAAGAAAAGAAAAACGAAATAGACGGAGAAAGACCAAACGACTACAGCTCTGACGATATGACTGAGCTTTTGGAGATGCACGTTGATTTAGACATAGAAGGCTTTGAAGATATTAATCCTAAAGATGGTCAGCCTTCTGGTATTAGACTGCCTTACATAGTTACAATTGATAGAGGATCAAACAAGGTTTTATCTGTTTACAGAAACTATAATCAAGAGGACTTATTAAGAAAAAAGAATGAATATTATGTGCACTATAAATTTTTACCTGGTCTAGGATTTTACGGCTTCGGTTTAGTTCACATGATTGGTGGTTTAACAAGAACTGCCACTACTGCACTCAGACAATTATTAGATGCTGGAACGCTCTCTAATTTACCAGCAGGTTTTAAATCTAGAGGTTTAAGAATACGAGATGACGATCAACCTTTGCAACCAGGTGAGTTTAGAGATGTAGATGCACCTAATGGTATTATCAGAGAAGCACTTATGCCATTACCTTACAAGGGTCCAGATCAAACATTATTTGGTTTACTTGGTTTTTGTGTAGATGCAGGTAAACAATTTGCTGCAGTTGCAGATATGCAATTATCAGAAATAGGTAGTTCACAAACTCCTGTTGGCACAACCATGGCTCTTATGGAAAGAGGAACAAAGGTTATGTCTGCTGTTCATAAAAGACTACACTATGCACAGAAAAAAGAATTCAATTTATTAGCTAAGATATTTAAACAAGTCTTGCCACCTATGTACCCTTACAACGTAGCTGGTGGTCCAAGACAAATTAAGATGTTGGACTTTGATGATAACATAGACATTTTACCTGTATCAGATCCAAATATTTTCTCTATGTCTCAACGAGTAACGTTGGCACAAAATCAATTGCAACTGGCGCAATCTAATCCACAAATGCACAACCTTTATGAGGCCTATCGTAGAATGTATATTGCCTTAGGTGTTAAGGATATTGAACAAGTTTTGCCTGTGCCTCAAGGACCACAACCAAGAGATCCTGCACAAGAACACAGCACTGTTTTAATGGGACAACCATTACAAGCTTTTATGGAACAGAGTCACGATTTACATATTAAAACACATAGAACATTTATGTCCTCTGCTTTAGTAAAAACCAATCCAATGGCTGTTGTAAATTTAGTCTCACACATTAATCAACACGTTTCTATGTTGGCTACTCAGGTTGTAGATAAAGCTTTGATTGAAGAAGCAGAAAAATTACGTAAACAATTTGGCGATCAAATACCTCCACAAGAGATTCAAGCTCTACAAGCTAATAGACAAATGTTAATTGATGAGCAAATAATGAAAATTACAGAAACAATGGTTGCTGAAGAGGCAGAAGCGATGCAAGAACAAAATGTTGACCCTCTAGTTTTACTAAAACAACAAGAATTACAGCTTAGACAACAGGATTTAGAGCTAAAAGCACAACAACAGGGTGAACAACAGGGCTTAAGAGAGAATCAATTCGAATACAAACAAGATTTAGACGCTATGAAACTACAAAAAGATTACGATTTAGCTGATTTAAGAGCTAGAGTAGCGTTGGAAAGGCAAAATGCCACTAAACAAGAAGGGTAAAAAGATAAAAAAAGCTATGGCAAAGACATACGGCAAGAAAGAAGGTGCAAAAGTGTTCTATGCAAGCATAAACAAAGGTAAAATTAAGGGAGTAAAGAAAAAATGATGAATTTTTTAGTAGGCCCTATCGCAAATATGGTTACTGATGCGGTAAAAGGCTTTGTTGAGACAAAAAAAGCAAAAGCAGACCTTGCTTTGACTGAAATTAAGGCACAAAAGTCACTGAAAGAGCAGCAGATAGCCGGGAAAATTTCGTGGGAGGCTACTGCAGTTGATCAGATGAAAGGGAGCTGGAAAGACGAGCTAATTTTGATATGCCTGTTGGTTCCGGCGGTTGCAGTCTTCATACCCGGATGGACACCACATATAAAAGCGGGTTTTGAGGCCCTACACTCACTCCCTGATTATTATAAGCATCTCTTATACATCGCCTGCAGTGCGAGCTTTGGCATCAAGGGAGCAAAAGGTGCGATGGGATTAATAACAAAAAAGAAATGATGGGAGTATGTACAAAATGCGATTGCCCATGTCATTGCACACAATCTTGCAATTGGTGTGGGTGTGTAGGATGCACTTGTAAAAATGAAGAAACCGAAGAGACTAACGAAGACAGTGCCTCCTAAAAAAGGACCAGTTCCACAAGGGTTGCAAATAAATTCCAATAAGATACAAATAGTTAAGACAAATAAAAAAGGCACTTAACTATGAAACAAACTTATTTCAAAATACCTGGGTGGTTTAATTACTCAGAGACTTACGACATGATTGTTGACCAAATACCTGATGACGGAAAGATAGTAGAAATAGGATCTTTTCTAGGTAGATCAACTCATTACTTAGCAACATCTCTTATGAATGCAAATAAAGAACAAGTTAAAATTTACTGCGTAGATACTTTTGAGGGATCTTCAGAACATACAAATCTAAAAATACCAAAAGATTTTTTTTCTATATTTAAAGAAAATTTAAAATTTTTTATAGGTAGAGAAATGGTAATTCCGATGCAGGGAAGATCTGACAGTCCACAAATTCTTGAAAAATTAGATGACGGTTCAGTGGATTATATTATGGTTGATGGTGCACATGAACATGAGCCGGTATTAGATGATATAGAAAATTGGTGGCCTAAATTAAAACCTGAAGGTGTAATGTTTGGGGACGATTTTCAACTAGAGGCTGTTAGTGAAGCCGTAAGAAGAATGATGACAAAACTGAATACTCATGGTTTTAGCGTAAACGGCGGCGTTGAACAAACTTGGTTTACTTCTAAAGAACAACATTACAAAAAATTTGAAAAAATGGTACCTGGAATGACTACACTAGTATGAGCACTAGAGTATTATATGAGTATCAAAAACAATTAAAGTTATACAGAGAACAACTTTTTGACGCTTTTACACAGGGGGTTGAAAATTTTGAAGAATATAAGTATATTCAAGGTAAATTACATATGTTAAACATATGCCAACAGGAGCTTTCTCGCCTGCTGGACGAAGAGGAGAAAATAAATGACTAAAACTTTATATGTGCCTAATCACATTATGGAAAAGTATAATAATCCTAATGAAGGTGTTAAGGCGGATAGAACAGAATTACAAAAACTACCAAAACCAGTCGGTTGGCGAATATTGGTATTACCCTTTAAAGCAAAACAACAAACAAAAGGTGGAGTTTTGCTCACAGATAAAACAATAGAGGATTCACAGTTAACTGCATCTGTGGCTCTTGTATTAGACACTGGAGCAGACGCTTATAAAGATAAAGAAAAGTTTCCTAATGGACCTTGGTGTAAACAAGGAGATTGGGTCGTGTTTGGCAGATACGCAGGATCAAGACTAAAGATTGAAGGAGGAGAGGTCAGGTTGCTTAATGATGATGAGATACTCGGAACTGTTGAAACACCTGAAGATGTATTAACAATTATTTAACATGGGAGGTAAACCATGCAAACAGAACTTAAAACTGTAAAAGATGAAAAGCTCGTAGATCTGGATGTGTCAGGCGAGGGAGCGGAAATCGAACTAGAAGACAAGTCTCACGGTGCGGTAAAACCCGATAAGTATGAAGAAGTAAAAACAGAAGAAAAAGATCCGTTAAAACCAGATGTTGAAGTCGCTGACGAGCAGTCTGAAGAAATGGATCAATATTCAGACAAAGTAAAAAAAAGAATAGATAAATTAACTTATAAAGTTAGAGAGGCTGAAAGAGAGCGAGAGGCAGCTTTAGCCTTTGCTCAAAATGTACAAAAAGAATTAGCAGACGCAAAAACAAAAGCTTTTGACATAGATAAAGGCTATATGTCAGAAAGTGAAGTTAGAAATAAAATGGCTGCAGATCTAGCAAGACAAGCGTTAATAGCAGCAAGAAATGAAGGTGATTATACTAAAGAAGAAGAGGCAAGAGCCGCTCTTACAAAATTAGATTTAGAGTCAGAAAGAATAAGAGTTACAAAACAAAAAAAGGAGCAAGAGTATGAAAACTTCCAAAAGGAGTTGGAAACGCAACAGCAAACATATCAACAACCCGTTACTCAAAGACCTCAGCCTTCACAGAAGGCTATTGATTGGGCTGAAAAAAATACTTGGTTTAAGTCAGACCCAGAAATGACAGATTATGCTCAAAGAATACATCGTGGTTTGGTGGCAGAAGGATTTGACACAGAATCAGATAACTATTACAATGAGCTTACTCAAAGAGTTAAATTAAAGTTTCCTGAGTCTTTTGAAGGCTCGGATCAGACTACTAGAAGCGCTAAAATCGCCCAACCAGTCGCTTCTGCAAATAGGTCTGCAACCACTGGGCGCAAATCTGTTAGGTTGACACCTAGTCAGGTAAAAATAGCAAATAAGCTTGGAGTTCCTCTAAGTGAATATGCTAAGTACGTATAGGAGGTACACATGACAGATAAAAAAACACCAAGAAGTGCACAAACAAGGGCAACTGAGGAACGAAGAAAACCTTGGAAGCCACCGTCTCAACTAGACGCACCACCATGTCCTGATGGATATAGGCAAAGATGGCTTCGACATCGTGTCAATGGCATGGATGATACTAAAAATATCAATGCTAGACTCAGAGAAGGCTGGGAGT